AATGAAGACCAAGCAGCTGAGAGAATTAGAGTTGCTGAAGAAAAATTAGAAATAGCAAGAGCTAAAAATAGAGGAGGCAAAAAATAATGCCACTTACTCCTAGAGGAAAGAAAATAATGAAGTCCATGAAAGAACAATATGGCAAGAAAAAAGGTGAGCAAGTTTTTTATGCAACTAAAAATAAAGGTAAGCTTAAAGGTGTAGAGAAAGCATATTTAGGTAAAGCAGTAAGACAGCCAACAGAAACTAAAAAAGAATTTGAAATGAGACATGCATATCATAAACCATTTATGAAAAAGCCTAAAGGATTTAAAGGTGGTGGCGCTGACATGGGTGATCCAGGTCGAGCTCAAGAAAGAGCCGATCGTGGATATGGAAGTACAGCTGGTGTTGATAGAAGCAAAGTAGGTGAAGGTTCTCAATATGCAAAAAATGTAGCTGCTCAACAACAAAAAGCTGCAGAACAAACTAAAAAAACTCAAGCAATAAAAAGTACAATTTTTGGACCAACACCTTTTATAAGTTTAAATCTTATGAAAAATTTAGTTTTAGATCCAATAACTAAAAAAACTAGAACACAAAAAGCTAAAGGAGAAAGTTTATTTGGTAAACCAAAAGGTTTACCTGCAACAAGAGATTACTACAGAACTACAGGAAAACCTTTAGACGTCATGAGTACTAAAGGAGAAAAATATATGAAAGATGCAGGTTTAATAAAACCTGTTCAACCACCTAAAGTAGATACGAAAGGTGGACAAAATTTATGTCCTGATGGAACCTTGCCTCCATGTAAACCTACTGTAACAAAGGCTCCAACAACTACAGGGTCTTCAAGTAGTTCAAGTTTTTTAAAAGATTTTATTTTTTATCCGCTAAAAAGTGGTGGAGTATCTTCTGGTCCCCCACCTAAAAGAGGACCTAACCCACAAGTACCTCCAGTAAAACTTTCTAGAGGTGGAGGAGCTGCAATACGAGGAACAAAATTTAAAGGAGTTTTCTAATGTGGTTTAAAGCAATATCCTTAGCCGTGAAAGCTGGTTCCCATATTTATCAGAACCGTCAGAAGACTAAAATGTTAATGTCAGATGCACAAATGCATCATGCAGAAAAGATGGCTCGTGGAGAAAGTGAGTACCAGGGCAAATTACTTGAATCGAGAAATTCGGACTGGAAAGACGAATTCATTTTATTATTACTCTCGGCTCCCATAGTAATGCTTTCTTGGGCAGTCTTTTCGGATGATCCAAGTGCAATGGAGAAGATGCAATTATTCTTTGAATATTTTTCACAACTTCCTTTTTGGTACCAGACAATTTTCGTGGGCGTCATAGCGAGCGTTTACGGACTTAAGGCTACAGATTTAATTAAGAGAAAATAATGTTTAAGTGGATTAAAAAAATATTTACACCTAAAAAACAAGATTATAATTCTGTAGATATTAAATATTCACCTGAAAAAAAAATAGATTACTCTAAACTAACTAAAGGTGATTTAAAAAAACTTAAAGCAGGTGGGAAAATAAAATCTATTTATAAACCTTATGTCTAATGCCTAGATGGCAATTATCCGGTAAAACTGTTTATCATATACATATACCTAAAACTGCAGGAAGTATTTTAAAATATTCTGCTATTCAAATAGGTTCAAGAGTAGATCATTTTAGAGATAAACAAAAAGGTATACCACCTCAACATGAACATTTTGAATTACTTACAAAAACATTTAATTTAAATAGAAGTAATTGTTTTACAGTTATAAGAGAACCCTGGTTAAGAACTTTAAGTGATTATGTATATTGGACTAAAAGAAAGTCTTTTGAAGAATTAAATAATTGGTTAAAAGATATGCTTACACTAGCAATAGATGATCCTCATTTAAAATGTAATCATTTTTTACCACAATATAAATTTGTATCAGATGAAGTAAATTTATTTACCCACAATAATTTAAATAAACTTGAAGAATGGTTAAAGATTAATTTTAGTAATAAATTTAAAATACTTGAACATCAATCAGAAGGTAAAGTATCAGGACATTATGAAAAACCTAAAAAAGAAGATATATTAGATAAAGAAACTATTGAATTATGGAAAAATTTGTATACAAAGGATGAGAAATTATGGCTCATCAACAACAAGTAAATTTTTTAGAATCTGTAAAAGAAAAATTCCCAGATCGTTTTAAAAATTGCAGTGTGCTTGATGTTGGATCATTAGATATTAATGGCAACACAAGATTCTTATTTGAAAAACCAAAATACTTAGGAATAGATGTTGGCGAAGGACCTAATGTAGATTTTGTTTGCAAAGGTCATGAATTTTCTTCAGATGAAAAATTTGACATTGTAGTTAGTACGGAATGTTTTGAACATGATATGTATTACAAAGAAACTTTAAAAAATTGTGTGAATCTTTGTAAGCCAGGGGGTATGTTTATATTTACTTGTGCATCAACAGGCAGAGCCGAACATGGAACTAGAAGAACTTCACCTTCAGATGCTCCATTACTTCAAGGAGAATGGTCAGACTATTATAAAAATTTAACCGAACAAGATATTAGAGAAGTTTTAGATATAGAAAAAATATTTGTAGATTTTAAATTCACATATGAACCTAATCATAAAGATTTATATTTTTGGGGAGTTAAAAAAAACAAAGCTAGAATATGGACTCATATTGCTTGGGACGATAATGAAACTGGAAGACGTTGTATGGGAACAGCTTATAATGATTGTTTAAATCAACATCCAGATTCTGATTGGTTGGCAATTATAGATCATGATGCAATGTTTACAGTTTATGATTGGTACTTACAATTACAAAAAGCAATTGAAGACAACCCAAAAGCAAAAGCATTTACTTGCCGAGTTAATCGATTAAACAGTTTAAGACAGATGGTACCAGGAGTAGATCCACACAATCATGATATGTCTTATCATAGACGTGTTGGTAAATATTTAGCAAAACATCATTGGGGTAAAACATCTAATCATTCTAATCCTAAAGAAGCAGGACATTATTCTGGAACTTTTTTATGTGCACACATTGGAACTATAAAATCTTTAGGTGGATTTCCAGTTATTGGTAAAACACTTGGACAAGATAATTTAATTCATAAAAAAATAATTGAGTCTGGGCATGAGTTTCATGTTGTAAATGGTATATACATGTATCATTGGTATAGAGCAGATAATCCTTATGAACATTCAAAACAAACAATAAATTCGCTAGAAGAAGAGCATTTTAAAACAATTAAACTTACATAATGTTAGATCCATATACTTCAGATAAAATTAAAAACGTCATTAAGAGACAAATTGAAGACACTAAGTCTCATATTTGCTATGGGGTTGATTCCATAGAGAATTTGCAGTATGCTAGGGGCAGACTCAGCGCACTTGAAGCGCTGCTTCAGGATATTAAAAACCTGCAAAAGGAGGATAACGATGGCAACACTGATTAAACCAGATCTTACAACTTTCGGTAAAAACGAAAAAAATAAAGAAGAGGTAAAATCACAAATTCCAACTGATCCAGAAGGCATCAAAAAATATCTTGAAATCATACCTAACCCAGTAGGATATCGTATGCTAGTTAGACCTTGGTCTGGCCAAGCAAAAACAAAAGGCGGTGTTATACTTGCAGATGAAACCCAAGACAAAATTCAAATGACTACAGTTGTTGGATTAGTTGTAAAGATGGGCGACCTTTGTTATCAGGATAAAGAAAAATTTCCTAATGGGGCTTGGTGTCGTGAAGGCGAGTTTGTCGTTTATGGCAGATACGCTGGAAGTAGATTTCAAACTAAGTACGGTGAACACCGTATTCTAAATGATGACGAGATTATAGGAACTATAAACAAGCCAGAAGATATTCTCCATTTATTTTAATAAAGGAGGATAAACATGGCAGAGTTAAAAGACTATAGTGCAGAAGCATTACTAGCTAAGGAACGAGAAGTAGAGTTAGATACAGATGATGTTAAAGAAGAGAGCATCGAAGTAAAAGAAGACTCTAAAAAAGAAGACAGTCCAAATTTAAATGTTGGTGAAGTCGATTTAGGCTACACTGATCATTCTAAATCAACAGAAGAAAAATCAGATAAACCTTCAATAGAAATTTCTGAAGAAAAAGAAGAAGAATCTAAAGAAGCTAAAGAAGAAACTGTTGATGAAGAAAAACCAAACCTTAATGAATCTAGAAGAGATTATCAAAAGAGAATTGATAAACTTGTCTTTCAAAAGAAAGAAGCTGAAAGAAGAGAAAAGGCAGCTTTAGAATACGCTAAGGGTATACAAAAGAAATTTGACTCAAGTCTCAAAAAGTTTAAGTCTACTGATGAGCAGTATCTAAAAGAATTAGATGCTAGAGTAGATGCTCAAAGAGAACAAGTCAAAGTCGCTCTTCAACAAGCAATTGAGAGTCAAGATGCTTCTAAGATTATGGAAGCAAATGATAAACTAACTCAGTTATCTGTTGAAAAAGAAAAAGCTAGATTAGAAATAGCTAATCGTGAAGAACAGAAAAGACTAGAAGAAGAGCAAAATAAACAACAACAAAACGTACAAGCTGATACCTCAAACACAGCTGAATCTTCGCAATCTGCACCACAAATAACGCCTAAAGCTAAGAAATGGGCGGAAGATAATCCGTGGTTCGGGAATGATGAAGTCATGACTAATGCTGCTATTACTATACACAACAATATTGCTCAAGAGGGTATTGAAGTTGATAGTGAAGAGTACTATAATGAAGTTAATTCAAGACTAAGGAAATATTTTCCTGAAAGTTTTGATGACACTAAGGACGAGCCTAAAAAAGAGAAACCGAAACCCGTCCAAACGGTTGCCTCGGCTGGTCGTAGTCAACAAGGACGCAGAACTGTGAAACTCACCAAGTCACAGGTAGCTATTGCTAAAAGATTAGGGGTGCCACTAGAGGAATACGCTAGATACGTGAAGGAGGAAAAATAGTTATGGATACAATTAAGAGAACTTCACGGGAGTCAGAGACTAAAGCTTCAAAAGAAGCTAAAAAAACTTGGACTCCACCATCCAGTTTGGATGCGCCACCTGCACCGAATGGTTACGCCCATAGATGGATACGTACTACCATTCAAGGTTTTGAAGATACAGCTAATGTATCTAAGAAGCTTAGGGAAGGTTGGGATTTTGTAAAGGTCGAACAAGTTGAAAACGAGATCGGCACAAACAAATATCCTTTCTATACCGAAGGTAAATATCAGGGGTGTATAGGAATTGGGGGCCTTGTGCTGGCAAGGATACCAGAAGAGATTTTGGTTGCACGCGCTGAGTACTTTAATAAAGTTACTCAAGACAGAATGAACGCGGTTGACAACGATCTTATGAAGGAACAGCACCCGGATATGCCTATCAATATTGATAGACAGTCCAGAGTGACCTTTGGTGGTGGACGTAAAAAGTAACTTTTTGCAATACCTACCGGGTCTTTAAAATAAACTGTTAAAAGGAGAACAAACATGGCAAACGTAAGTGAAAAGTTCGGTCTAAGACCGTACAGAAAACTAGACGGTACACCATTAGTTGGAGCTCAGAACAGATACACTATTGCAAGTGGACACACAACTGCAATTTTCCAAGGGGACATGGTTATTCCATTAACTTCTGGAAATATTGACAGACACTCTGCTGGTAGTGCAACTGCTATTCTGGGTGTTTTTAACGGATGTTTTTATACAGATCCAACTACTCAAAAGCCAACTTACAAGAACTACTACCCAGGTTCAGTTGCAGCAAGCGATATTACAGCGTTTGTTGTTGATGATCCTGATGCTGTATTTCTTGTAGACGCTGATTCGGCTTTTACGAGAGCAAATCTGTACACGAACTATTCGGTAACAAACACAACAGGTGTAACACAAACAGGACTATCAAAAGTACAATTAGATGTGTCAGCTACAGGTACTGCTAGCACATTTGCTGTACAAGCAATCGACATTTCGCAGGATCCAGACAATTCGGATACTACTGTCGATAATGCTAATATTCTTGTTAGAATCAACAATCACTTCTATAGAAGTGGTACGGGCGTATAATAGGAGAAATAAATTATGGCTATATCACGATCACAACTAGTTAAAGAACTAGAGCCAGGTTTAAATGCACTATTTGGCCTGGAATATAACAGGTACGAGAATCAGCATGCTGAAATTTTCGTAACTGAAACTTCTGACAGAGCTTTCGAAGAGGAAGTAATGTTAAGCGGTTTTGCTTCTGCACCAACTAAACAAGAAGGTGCTGGAGTAGTGTTTGACACTGCGGGTGAAACTTTCACAAGTAGATACAACCACGAAACAATCGCGTTAGCATTCTCTATCACTGAGGAAGCAATCGAAGACAACCTATACGACAGATTAGCTGCAAGATACACAAGAGCTCTTGCAAGATCTATGTCGAATACGAAGCAAGTTAAAGCTGCAAACGTATTGAACCAAGCGCAAGTAACTACTGTAACAGGTGGTGACGGAGTATCATTAATTAATGCTCTACACCCACTAGCTACTGGTGGTACTTTCTCAAACGTTCTTGCAACTGCTGCAGACTTAAACGAAACTTCACTAGAGCAAGCGTTAATCGATATCGCTGGTTTTGTAGACGAAAGAGGTTTAAAAATCGCAGCTCAAGGTAGAAAAATGATAATTCCAAAAGAATTACAATTTACTGCTGAGAGATTGATGAAATCACCTCAAAGAGTCGGAACTGCTGATAACGACATCAACGCAATCGCATCAATGGGAATGGTTCCAGAAGGTTACAGAGTTAATAACTTTTTAACTGACACTGATTCATTCTTCTTATTGACTGATATACCTAACGGATTAAAACACTTCGTTAGATCACCAATTAAGACTGCGATTGAAGGTGACTTCGATACTGGTAACGTAAGATTTAAAGCTAGAGAAAGATACTCTTTTGGATTCTCTGATCCAAGATGTATTTTTGGTAACGGAAATTTACCAACTAGTTAATAAATACTAATCAGTATTAACTAAAAGGGGCGGTGTTTTACATCGCCCCTTTTTTTATGTATAATCAAAACAACCTAGATAAAATTTAATTTGTAGACTGGCTAGGAAGACGGTATAGAGACTACAAATACAACGCTATACACAAAGGAGAATAATTATGGCAACTACTACTTTTTCCGGTCCAATTAAAGCTGGAACAATCAGAGAAGGAGCGAGCGCTAACACAGGTTTTACGTTAATGGCTCAATCTGCAAACATTGTTTTCGGAGCAGATGGTACAACTACTACAGTTGCAACTGTTCCTGCAAACTCTCAAATCTTTCAAATTTCAGTTGATGTAACAACACCTTTTGATGCTGGTACAACTAATACTGTTGATCTTGGAGATGGAACTACTGCTAATAAATATGCAGATGCGCTAAACGTGTCTTCAGCTGCAAGAGTTCTTGCAACTTCTGATGTTTCTCAAATTCCAAATTTAATTGACATTGGAACTTCAGACGTAACTGTTGTAGCTACTTACAATCAAACAGGAACTGCAGCTACTGCTGGTGCAGCAACTGTAACCGTATTGTATTTACAAAATAACAATTTAAGTTAATAAAACAGTAGGAGAACACTATGGCAGCTAAAGCTGATATACAAGCAACAATAATTACTTCGACTACAGTCAATGCAGTTATTGCACAACCTGTTAGATTGAAAGGAATTATTTTGTCTGGCTTAGCTACTTCAGGAGTGGTTCAGTTGAAAACATCAAGTGCAACTGGAGATACTTTATTTGAAGCAGATGTACCTGCAGGAGATATTACAAGTTTAAATATTCCTGAAGATGGAATTTTATTTCCACAAGGTGTTTATGTTTCTACATTTACTGTAGCGAAAGCAACATTGTTAACTGATAAGTACTCAGGACCTAATTTAACTGGTCAGAA